ATCTCTTCTGCCCAGTCACGGCCTTCTGATTCCATTGTGTCTACAGCCTTACGCTTGTAGTCCTTTGGATTTGTGTGCTCTGACACTACAAGAGCAAGTCCACGCTCTGAATTGTAGTTTGCTGAATCTTCATCAAGTTCTTCAATGAAACGAATCTTTACTGATTGACCATCGGCAAGTTTTAACCACTTTACCTTTGGACCTTCTGCTTTTGGCTTTTCGAGTAGGGCGTCGATTGCTTTTAATCCCTTTACTATACTCATCTTTTTCTCCTTTTGTGTTGTTATATTAGTTTAGCATAGACTGTATTGATTTGTCAAACTGGAAGTCCAGTTCTTGAATTGACTTATCGTCCATGTCGCCTATATCTTTATATTGTTTATTTAGTTTTATTACGGACACACGAGAACCAAGTTTTTCTATTATCTTAGTCTTCATGTTTCCACCTGCTTCATCGTTATCCGCAATGACAATTATATCATTAAAGTACTTTTGAAGCAATTCTATTTGTATGTTTGATACATTTGATCCAAGTGTTGCTACTGCAGGAAAGCCACACTGATCAAGTCTTATCGCATCGAATGAAGACTCTACAACGTACACCTTACCAGAACTCTTAACTCTATGAAGATTAAACAATGTTTTTGACTTTGGTAGACCTGGAGTATTTTTAAACTCTTTTCCTTCTATAGATCTGCCAACAAATCCGATTGGCAAACCATCTGGGCTATGAACTGGAACAGTTACCATGTCTTGTTTTTCTGAATACCCTAAAGAAAACTTTAATGCAGAATCTTTTGTTATCTTTCTATAAGCAAAATAATCTTTTGCTCTGTCAGATGAGACCAGATTATTGTGTAGTCGCTTTAGAACTAATTCATCAAATACAGAAAATTCTGGCTTTTTATAAAGAGCCTTATCAATATCTGTCTCAATGCTTGTCTCTACCTCTTTGCTCTTAATAAATCGTGCAGCCTCAAAATATGTCCTGTTAGACATGTGCATAACAAACTCTGTTAGTCCAGTGACATGGTGACATGCAAAGCAAAAGAATGTACCATCTTGCTTGTCTATTTCTCCTGCTGGGGTTCTGTTATTGTTGTGATATGGGCAAAAAATAATATAGTCTGAATCAACTTCAGACTCAATCGTTACACCTGTTCCTGTGAGAACTCTTTTGATTTGTTCTTTTGTGTATAGATTGGTGTGCTTCCGTCTATTCCTGCTATCCATTCGCTTTGTTTTCTCCCCGTATATGTTCCGTGTACTGTTAATTGAAATTCAAAATATTTTTTATTGTGGTTATAGTCTAATGTAAAGTCTGGTAATATGTCAAGCCTTGGAACATACCCTGAAAGTCGCATCTCTGACTCAAGCAGTCTGACATATTCTGCCTTAAGTCTGCCAAGTGCTGACTCATCATGGATAACCCCATCAAGGTAAAACTTTTTGATAGGCTTATGATGATAGAAGGTTGGAGGTATGTTCTCCTTGCTTTTTGACATATCATATTATAACTACTTATCTTCATAGTCTTTGTACCTGTAGTATCCCTTGTCAAAATCAACCTGCACTAAGAAGTCTCCCATAAATCCATTACGGTTCTTTCTAAAGGCGCACTCAATAATGTCGCTGTTTGATGCTCTACCTAGGGCAATTACCCAATCAGCATCGTAGGCAATCTGTCTTGACCAGGCGGTCTGTCCAAGAGTTGGCACACCACTAAGATCGTTTACGTCGTCTGGTGTTGCAGAAGAAATAGCAATAATCGGGACCTCTTCACCAATAGCCATGAGTTTAAGTTCTCGTGAAAGGTTCTTCATTCTTACCGTTTCGTTATCTGACTTCTGGTTAGGAGCCATCAACTGTAGGTAGTCTACGATTACAAAGTCTGGCTTATATTGATCAATCTTTCCACGAAGTACTGATGGATTAATTTCTCCGCCTTGGTCATTAGAGATAATGTGAAACTCTGGCTTTCCCTGAAGATGCTTAGCATGCCAAGCCTTTAATGTGTCTAACTCAACTTCTCCATTGCTTAGTTTTCTATGTGACCAAAGACCCTCACCCATAATTGTAAAGACACGATTACGAACTTCTGTCTCTGACATCTCAAGAGAAATCACAAGGGGTGTCTTACCCTGCTTCCAGGCCTGCACAGCAAAGTATAGAGCCATCCAAGACTTTCCTATACCTGGATATGCTAGGAACACTCCTAGTTGCCCTGGCATAATCCCAGATGGAAGATAGTTGTCAAACCCTGGAAGGTTAGTCTTAATCCCAACATGACCTGCTGCTTGCTGAATCTTTAAGTTTTCAAAGTAAGCAACTGCTGACTCAAGATCTGTAACGTCGATATCACGAATTGCTGAGGTATTTTTCTTTAACTCTGAAGTCTGTGTAATTAGGTCATTGAGTGCTATATTGCCCTGATTGTTCTGAACATTTGTCGCTGCTGACCTTAGAATATCCTTAAGGCTATCATTTAAGTATTCCCCTTGCAACTCTTCAAGATGGTGTTTTGTGGCACCGACATTTGGAATTGGGGAGAAGTCTCTAAACTTTTCTGTAACAAGTTCTGCAGGTGGAAGAGACTTATTGTTTTCAAAGTAGAGTCGTACAAAATTCCAGATATCCCCATGCGTTCTAAGAAGGTTATCTACATTCGCCTGTAAGAGTACGTGGATCTGTTTATCTTGAAGAACTGCAGTGATTAGTTTAGATTCTGTATTATTCACTTAGCCACTCCTTAGCCATTCGTCTACGCTCTTCTCTTTCTTCGTCGTCTTTCTTTTTATCCTTTTGTGCCTGCAATATTTTTTCTGCGTTGTATGCAAAGTAATTCCAAGAAGGACTCTCTGCAACTTTAAAGTAATACTCAAGTATATCGTAGCAGGCAGCAATGCCGTATGACTCTACAAGGGCATCGGATGCCCACTGCTCTACGTTTAAATTAAGTGATGGCTTTGACTCGTACCTTGCGGTATGATACTTGCTGTATCTTGAAAGCAAAGCCATACGGTCTTTGCGTTCGGCCATTACTCGTTAATTTCAGACTTTGCTTCGTTAATCTTTTCAGTTAACTTATCTTCAACAAACTTATAAACACGCTCAAATGCTTGATTTACATTCTCTCCATTTTTGCGTGAGTCAACAACACCAAGATCAAGTCTAAGTGATTGAAAGTTGCCAAGGTTAAGCGTGTATCCAAGTGTTACAGATACCTTTGTGTCTTCGTTTTCCATCTCATACCCTTCGTTAAATAGATTCAGACCAGATTGGAATGAATCGACCATCTTCAGTTCTCGTATATGTAAGTATACCATCGCCCATGCGCCTTGTCAACTCTTGCTTGCTAGGCGTAATATCATTTGTAATTAAATTATCTTTTCTTGGTCTACCAATATGATACGTAGCAAGTATATCACGTATCTCTCTTACTTGCGATTCTGAGTAATATGATCTTACTTGAAATCCTCTTGCACCACCTTTTTGAGATCCAGTTGGAAATGGAATAACTCCACGCTTCATTAATGATGGCATATATTTTTTATGACGATTAACTAAATCAGCAGTCTCTCTAACTGTGTAGGCTCTTTCTCGTTTCTTTTTAAAATCAGAAATTAAACAACTTTCAATCTGGTCTTTTGTTATATTATAAACAGACATAATGCCGTTAGACTTGTTTAGGTGATGTATTCTTACAAGGTCACCGTTTAAAAACCAAACCTTTTTATTCCCTGGTATTACAGGGAGGACATTGTAGCCTTCGCTCTCAATACTTCCTTTTTTAACAGCCATGACCCCTCCGCAGAACTTTCTGGTGGGTTATAAAAATTTCTTGATCCGCATGAAATGCAATAAGTTTCAAGGTGACCGACTGTACTGTATTGCCTATCAAGAAACATTCTCCCACTGCACTTTTTACACTTTAGCATTAGTTTGGTACGCCAATGATAATTAGATTAACGTCAATAGAAACGTTATCTCCAGTTGTGTTAAATCTCACAATTCCCTCAATTCCAGAAGTTGTCACACTCTTTAAAACAACGGTGACATTTTTACCAGCAACAGTGTTGCCAAGATTTTCTGCTGTTGCTGTCGCAATTGGAGCGTACTTGAACTCTCCAGGAAAAGAATAAGTAAAAGACTTTTCTTCTCCAGCAGTGACTGTTCCGCTATTAACTACACGGACTTTTCCAGCAATTACCCTTGCTTCACCACTTTTTATATTTTGTCTTCCAGCATTTGCAGTATCAATAGATGTGTACTTGTATGTTGCTGGAGACATTGCAGAAGACAACTCATTAACTGCCTGCGCTAATTGCGAAATATAGGTAACATCTAGTGGTTGACCACGCTCAGGTAAAGGGATTTTTGCCATAGTATATTAATTATACCACTAAAGGACTATCTCTGCTGACGTAAATATTGCTGCAAGAGAAAAGTATTGTTTTGGATATGTTGGCACCTGAACAGCAACCTGTATCTTAGTTGCAGACTCATCAATTAATGTTAAGAACTGTGTTGATGTTGAACTTCCAACATATTCCCAAGCCCCACCATCTATCTTAAAATAAATATCATACTGGCTGCCTGCTAACTGTGGCTTTTTCCATATCATTGTTACTACGTTATTAACTACCTGAACCGAACAGGCAACTTGCTGGCTTTGTGCATTAATTAAAGAGTAGTATGGGGACCAGTGTGAAGATCTGTTCTTGTCCTCTGATACTATCCTATATCTAACTAAATAGTTTTGTGATAACCCATTAAATGCTGGAAGATCTTCTTTTTTAATTATAACCTTTTTAACAACTGGGTTAGACATTAAAGGACGTCCATCCCAAACCTAAACTCAATATGGTTTGTTGTGTTTGCATTTTTAATAATAGTTTCAGCATTAGCATTTCTAATTACAGAGTATCCAGATAATCCATATACTGGGTTAGAAGATGTTACATTCTCCAGTCTTAGGGCATCAAGACAGACATAGTAGTCATCTGACACTGCTCCATTTTTTATTATCGAAACATAAAACTTTACTGTGTCAACAACATTCCAAGTAAATCCAGTTGTCTTGAACAGGTCTTGAAGTTCTAGGGAAGAGACAAAGTATCGATTTGTTGCAAAGTCAACGCTTGGGTCTGTATCTTTTAACACTACCTGGTATCGTGCATACTGTGAATTTGTAGAGTTTACTTCATCTGTGTCTGAAAACTCAAGGACTATTCTTACCTCGTCTGGCTGAATTGATGACTCTCCATCTTTATTTATAACAGAGAAGGCAAGTTTTAGTTGATCGGTTGGGGCATTCTTGTTGAAGTCAATTGCTGCACCAGTCAGGTGTATGTGGTTTGATCCATTTGGAATTCCAAGCACACCATTTGTAAGTGAGAGATTACTCATGTCTCCTCTTATAACCATTATATTATTTAAGAATCTACATCTTTCATAGCGGGATGATCTTTCTTCGTTTGTAAAAATTCTGTTATCTGCGTTTGTTTGAAAGACTGTTCTTGCTGTGCTTATTATATTATTTGGTGGGTTTGATCCTGCATCTAATGGCTCATAAACAGAAGGAATGGCAACTGCACCATTTTGATTATGATACTCCCAACTTTCTGCTCCACTAAATGAGTAGATCGTCTTGCTGTCGTATGCTCCTGCAGTTGGGTTTGCTCCAGCAGACCACACACCAACCTCTGTTATTTCGTATCTTTCAGCGGTGGGCAATTCTGCTGTAAATACTATCTTTGACTGCCCCCCTTCAGTTACATATCCACGAGAAGTTATTGGGACACGGAACATCTCAAAATCTAAAGACTCTTTATCTGAGTAATCTCCAAGCAATCCGTCAGAGGGTATAGGGGTTGCACCGCAGCCAATAGCAATATATGAGGCATAGGCTGGTGCCTGTCCAACAAGATATTTAGCCAAGATATTCTTACCTGTATTAGTTATCATTTCTACACTCCCCCATATATTGTACCATTAAGTGTCTCACCGCTATTTAATATTTGAACATCCACCTGCTCGTCAGCCTCTAAGGATGAAACGTTTATAACAAGATCCCCAGTCTCTGAATCTACATAAACTACTTCTCCGTTAGGTCCAGTTCCAGATAACGGCAATTTGTCCTCTAACTTGATTGGAAAGTTTTTAAAATAATTGTCTGACGTGCTTTCTAGTTTGATTATATTATTTGGATTATACTGAATGTATAGGTCTTTTAGATTCTTGATAGGGCTATAGATTACATCCTGTCCATTAACTATATCATTTCTAGATATGTTGATTAACTCTTGTCCCCCAATATTTTCAAAGATCATTTCTGCCATGATATCGATATCTAGAGGAGGATTGCTGAGGGCAATCAATTCTGGGGTTGCTGGCTTTACTGAGGCTGTACTAGAAGTTTTTTCTGATGCCTTGGCCTGATTTGCTAATGGGTTTGTTGTCATTATACTACCTCACTCAAAAATACTGTCATTGATGGTCCATCTTCTTCTCTTGAATACTCTATATTATATACAACAAATCTCTTGCCAGTAGATGAGACCATATCTATTTCATTATCAACATAGTCTACAGTTACAATGTCTCCAAGTTGAATCATAGGGTTTGCAAATATTTTTACACCCATGGACTTTCTTGGTTTCATTATTTTTTTAATAACCCAAGACATTAGGTTTTCTGCTGCGTCGTGTGACTGTATATATGGTACCTCCAAGGTAAAGTCTTTTTTGCCATATGACGCCCTGCTTAGACGTATATCTTCATAATCCTTTGCAGATTTAAATGGGTTTGACACCAATGAAGATCCAACAACTTCTGCATCTGCCAGGTTACTATTTTTTGCAAAATACTCGTCAACGGTCAAATCATTATCTCCCTGTTGAGTAAATGTTATTCCTTGGATTCTTAAATAGTTACCGCTGCTTTCATCTAAACTGAGCGCTGTATCTGTTGCATTAAAAACTAAGAATTCTGCTCCATAAGAGCCTGCTCTAAATCCAGAAACTGAATAACCCTTTAGTCTGTTAAACGTTGGAGATAGTTTTGCGTATAGTGCTGGATAGGCTTTATCGTATTTAATGTTAAAAGATGCTGCCTCTCTCATTATAGTTCCAAATTCCTCAAAATACATCTTGAATGCTGGTGGCTCAGCAGAACTGATTCCTGAAAGATACGTACCCTGTACAACTCCACTCATAGCATATTTCATGAAAGAATCATTTGCATTAATTTCAGAGTCGCCGAAGGCTGACGCTATTGGGGTATTGAGTTTAAAAGCAGTGTTTTGTGAGTAGTTATTTGCAAGAGCGTATAAATTCTCAAACATAACTCTTGAGGATCCACGAACAAAAAGTGCCATGTTGTTGTATGCTGGTAGAGGATCTTCGTCATCTACTGTTGCAACAAGGTTGTTATTTAGATATAGGAAGAATCTTCTTCTTGAACCAATATCCTGATACTCAACTGAAAGATCAAATACTGTTGGGTTTTCTTCTGTTGCCATTCGATACTGTCCTGTAAATCTTCCATCATCTACAATTATGTTGGTAAGTCCCTCATATAGTTTTATTGGAATTGCAGATGTACCAGATGCTTTAATCTTATAAAAAATTACATTGTTTACATTTTTTTTCTCAGAATCATTTAGGCTGTTTGCTCCAAGTGCAATAATCTCAAAATAGTATCCGTTGTTTGTTAGTGGGTTGATCATTACCCCAAGGCCACCAGACCCGCCAACAATGCTAATACTTTTGTCTGGTGTAGTCCCTGGCACTGTAAAATATGTAGAAGATCCTACTGGAGTTTGTCCACGATTTGCATCATTTTCAACCTTTCCAATAATTCTCATTCTGGTTCCAAAATGCTTAAACTTATTATCTAATGGTTTGTATACATATGAAATAAAATCAACTGGCGACTCAGTTGTTGTAAATCCTGGTCCATTCATAACTAGTGCTGAAGATTGGACTGTTCCAGCCTGAGTAGAAAGCATAGCGTTTGTATCTGACTCAGAGATATACTTTGACGCTAAAAAGTTTTTAATAATACCATTACGAGATGTTTTTTGTGCAAGAGCATTATTTATTCCTGCTGGACCAACTGTTGTTGCTGGCACTGTTTGGTTTAACTTAAATAGATACTTTGACTCCATAGTACAGCCACGGACATTTGCATTGTTTGACCAGTATGGATCTAGCCCTGCAGTATGCTTAGACACCAAAGTTCCAAACTGCGCTCTTCCATGTTTCGCAACTGGGCCATTCTTTAGTTTGGTAATACCAGAAACCTCTTCATAGTTTGGCTCTGCATATATTCTAACTAAGCCTGTTGGATAAATCTTCCCATTAAATGGAAGTGAAGCAAAGTACTTACTATATTCCTGAACATTATTTATCCAGACATCACCAGTGCCAGAAACGTTGTACTGAACTGCATCGTACTTTATTATTTCACCATTTGAATAGAAGTAGCCGTTATATCTTGTAATCCAGTAGACACCTTCTCCAAGATCCATAACATTATCTACCACCTTATTGTTTTTTACAGATGGAACAACATCAGAAAGAGTTGAGTTTAGAGGTATAGCACTTAGCATATACGTTGATTGATTTCCTACTTCTCCATTTACAGACTTTGTATTTTCTGTACCCTGGACCTCCCATAGAAGAACTGGCTTATAAATCCAAGTTTTTTCATTGTCTACCAGATTTGCTTGCTTTATGCTTCCAATCGATCTTTGAATGTGTCTAGTAGTGTAGACAATCTTTCCATCGTTATACACTTCATTATCTTGCGATGTGATTTCAATAATATTTGCAAGTTTGTTGTTAGTTCTTTCGTTCTTTACCACTCCGTTATCGGCAAAGTCTGTAGTTCCGTATAGGGTTATATCAACTGGTCTCTGATCAGCCGAAGGCATTATATAGTCTTTGCTCATCATAACAAAGTTATTGTACTCATCAAAGAACATTGCTGTCTGGGTTGATATTGCAATCTCTTCCAGCACCTTTGCCACGCTTTTTTCTGGAGCAATAAAGAAGTATGGGATGATTACTTCTGACTCCCCATCAACCCTCTTAAAGACATAATTGGAAAAACCAATAGAGTCAAGAAGTAGCGATACTGCAGAACTAACAGATGTATTTGTAAGTAGCATCTGTGGTGCAACCTGAGATTCAAAATAAAAGTATAGATCTCTTAGGTCTATGCTAACCTCTTTAGACTGATTGTTTAGTTTTGGAAATCCATCTGCATACATTGTTTTTATTGGCATAAAATAATCTATGCCCTGAAGGTCTGTTAATACCTCATATAATTTAATTTGAATATTTTTTGATACATACCTACTAATAATACTTGCTGAATTGTCTGAGTGAAATGCGTCATCAAAATCAAAAAGAGTTATAGATCCAGTTGATGCAAGTAACTGTCCTACTGGTAACCCTCCTAGACCTAAGTCTGATGCACTCTTGTTTACAGAATACTTCATAGTCCTGTCTGTAACATCTGCGGTAAGTCTTGGTGAAATTTCGATTAGGTCAAATGTAGAGTCAAACTTTTTCATTGTATCGACAACTATTCGTATTCCAGAAAAATACTCAAACTCTGTATATTTAGTAGCATTGTTTGAAACAAAAGACTTTGGGTTTGTTAGGTCTGTTATAAAATTTGTAATGCCAGTAACAACTGAATCCTCTAGTTTCCATCCATATGTTGGAATAAAGGTTTTCCAACCACCCTTGTTCCATATATGGTATGTGCCCAATGAAGAACTATTTGTTGTAATTAAAAACGCCTCTCCTTCATTTGCAGATTCTGGTCTTAGGCTTACAGATGACAACTCTTCAATAAACTTAAAGGAGTTTTCGTATGCTGGTGGAATGATTAGCCCATAGGATAGTTCAACATATCCGTCAGAGCCTATGATTGCGCTACCGTCTTTTCTTCTATCTCTGTCAGAGAAAGACTTAATGTCAACCCAGTTGTTATTTTTTAATACTTGAATCTTCCAGTTGCCTGGTGTAGTGCTGTTTGCTTCTCCAAAATATGGGTCTAGAAATGTTTCAGCAGAGTTAGAGAATACCCCATAGTCTAACTCCCCAGTATTAGTTTGCATCTTAATTACTATTCGGTTTGCTGGAATCTGTTCTTTATAAACAACAAAAGGGGCTGTATCTTCTATTCTGTGTTTTCCATTTGCAGTTTTATTTGCAATTCCATATTCAATGCCTTTTTCTGTTCTAAAAGATGTCCAATACTTAAATGGGTCATTCTTGTCTGGCATATAGTATCTTGGTCTTTTTGCCATATTTATATTTGGATTGTGAAGAAACTTTCCGTTAAGATATGTAGCCTTGTTTATTCCAGAGCGTGGTCTTTGATATGAAAAGCAATTTTCTAAAGAATAAAGCATTTTCATTTTTTCTTTTACTGGATATAAGGAACTTGGCCCACCAACATCGTCAAACCCACCATCTATCTTTACATCTGCATCTGTTGCACCAGTGTAGTATTTTATTGCATCTACACTATTACCAGAGTCTAAAGGATCGAACGTGCTTGGAATTGTTTTGTATACAGAATCATCTTGCGTTGGTCTATATCTATAGTTTCCAACAGTCTTAATGTTTGAGGCTATATTCATGTTCCATTCAAAGATAATGGAGGATCTTGTTTGAACAGATGAATTTGTCTCTATATAATTTAGTAAATCTTTATCCTGAAACATTATGCCTCTTCCAGTGTAAGAGATACATTCCAAAAATCAAAGTTTAAACCACTTCTCTTTACAACAGAGTAACTAAAGTCTGAAAAAAATACTTCTATAATTTCATTATACTTATTTATATTATTAAATCTGCTATCGACTTCTGTTGAGTCTGTATCTTCAAAGTTGGTGTACTTATCATATGCAAGGTACACCCAAAAGGAACCCTTGTGGTTTTCATACCAGTTAAGAAGTTCTACACCACCTGCACCACCATCTGTAGTAAATTCTAGAGGACTTGTTCTGGAAACAGTCTTAGCCATGTCTGCTTTTCCATTAATATCAAAGTCTGCCTTTGTATCGTATGCTCTTGATGGTAGCATGTCCCATGATGCGGTTATCTGTAACTTATCAGCAATATGGTATGACCTCATACGGCCATTTATCATTCTCTCCCGTTTTTCAATTCTGGTGGGCTTAAAGTTGATATCTGATCTGTTATCATCTGAGAGTATTAAAAACTCTCCATTTACCCCTTCAGAGCCCGTATAGGCCCCTATTTCATCGCCGTCTGGGATATAAAAGCCATTGACCTTTGTTCCAGGGTTGTCTGCAAAAAGCATTGCTTGAGGTCTAGAATATTTTTTTCTACCAGACATGTAGTTATTAGTTGCCATTAGATTCTAGTCCCCCTAAGTTTTTGTCCATCAATATTTCGTATTTGTGTCATAACAACTCTTGCAATTTCATCTGGGTTCGCTTCTGACTCTACATTTACGTTAATACTATAATTATACACTGAGTCTCCTACTGATGAACCATTGTTTATCGCCCTCATCTTGTCAATTCCATAGGACTGAACTGCATACTTACTCATTACGAATTCTCCTGGTGTTAGCATTGCAGGAACTGTGTCTGTTCCCATTGCAAAGCCTCCAGTGTTAAAATACTTAGGAACAAGCCCACCGCTAGATAAGTACCCATCTCTTGCTCTTCTTGCAGCGATAATTGATGATGTAGACGAAGCCTTTAGTGCTGCTTCTGCTGCCTTGAACTGTGCAGATATAGATGCTGCACCAATTGCACCACTTTCTTTTGATGCTAATGCACTTGGAATTACTTTTGCTGCTGCCTTTAGTGCTGCTGCAGTATCTCCTGCTGCCTTTGCTGCTGCATACTCTGCTGCTGCCTTTTGTGATTCAGCAAACGCTGCTGAGTCACTTTTTGCTGTTACAACATTTGTGGCTGCCTTTTCTGAAGCAACTTCCTTCTTTGCAGTTTCTTCATTTGTCTTTATTGTTGTTGCGACAGCCTGTGCTGATGCTGCATTCTGTGCTGCGCCAATTGCTGCAATTACTTCGCCCCACTTAGCACGAATTGCCTCAATCGCTGCAAGCATTCCTCCAAAGACTGCGGTAAGATTTTTTGCTGCAACTTCATTAAGTGCAATCTCTGCCTTCATCTTTTCAAATTCTTCTCTTGATTTTCCTAAAACAGTTAAGTTAGAAACATCTATGTCAAGTCTTCTCTGTGCAAGATCATTCTGATACTGCATGTCTGCAATGCTATCTTCAAGTGGCCACAACTTCTCTTTATTAATCTTGTAAATTTCATCTTCTTTATCTCTGATCTTTAATACTGCTGCCTCTCTTGCTTCTTCAAAGTTGTAAATCTTATCCTGAAGAGCCAAAATATCAGCAGTTATCTTAAGTCTGGCTGGATCGTTTTCCATCTTATAGATTGCTTGGCTAATCTCATATTGTCTTTCTTGAATCTGTAGTTGACTCAAACCGCTTTCTGCTCCACGCAAACCTTCGAGTTCATTTGTACGTGCTTGCTCAAGGGCATCCATAACTCCAGTTTGATTTCTTGAAGCCTGATCAGCACGACTTTGTTGCATCGATCTTGCTGCTGCAGCGATATCTCCTTGTGTAAGGGCATCTGCAAGGTCAAGTTGGCTTTGCTGTTGTGCAATAATTCCATCATTAATATCTGCTACCTTTTGTAGAGCCTCTGCTTGCTTGTCGTATCTCTCATTAATCTTCTCTGCCTGATTTGCCATAATAGCCATATCATTAGAAAGTTTTGTATTTTCATCGTTTAACTTGCCTATAGCACGATCACCAAAGAGTGGATTCATCTCTAGTTGTCGCTCCATATCGCTAATCTGCTCTTGGGCATCTTCAATTGGTCTTGTATAGTTTAACTCAATATCTCTTTCCATACCACGAATTTCACGATTGATTAACTCTATCTGCTGTCTAAACCCTGCTGCCTTGAGTTCTGCTTCTGCAATCAACTTATTGTTCTTTGATATAGTCGCAACATCTAGTTGGTTTTGAGCAGATGAGAATCCTGCTACACCATTTCTAATTCCACCTTCAAGTGCTGAGAACAACTCTTCTGCTGCATCGATACCAGGCTGTGCTGCTGCACCAAACTTTCCAGCATTATAATTAACCTGAATATCAATAATCTTTTTAGCCTCAATTGAGTTAAGATAGTCTGCAATTTCTTGTGCATCAACCTTGCCGTCTTTTAGATCTTCAATTAGATGTTTTGCAAGTGCTGGGTCTTCTAGCGCTGCTGCCATCTGATCTGCTGACATCCCAGCAGTCTTCATTGCTGTCATGAGTTTTGGCATCTGCTCTAAAAGTTTAAACTCTTCATTTCTTCTAATCATGTCTTGCTTAAGGTTAAATCTTTCTAACTCTGAGTTGGCCTTCTTTAAATCTCCAACATACTTGTTCATTTCTTTAGAACCATTTTTACCAAGAGTTCCTGAAGCAATAGCAGCAGCAACTGCTGCATCTTCAACTTGATTTAAAGCATCTGCTGCACTTACGCCATTAGCAATAAGAACTCTAAAAGCCTTTTCTTTATCAGCAATTTCTGCAACTGTTTCTCTGTTTACTACGTTTGCTTCTCCAAGTTGTGCTTCACGATATGTTCTCATTAAAGCATTGCCAGTTTTAGTTAATCCTTCAATATTTGACTTTGTTCTTGGCTTACCCTTTTTGAATTTAAAGATGGCTTTATCGCCCTTTAGGTTTGCTAATTCTTTAAAGTCCTCTGATGACATTCCTGAAATCATGTCTCTAAATTCTTTTGGTGCCTTTAGTTTGATAAGTCTTTGCTGTAACCCATCAAACATGTCAAACATTCTAGACACATCTTTTTGTGCCTTCTTGCTTGTAAATGCAGCAAGCATCGACTCCAATGGCTTTGTTGCATCAAATGCTCCGTCTCTGACATTCTTAATACGCATTGCTAGTGAGTCTAAAAATTCTAGAGGATTTGCTTTTGTTCCAGAGTCAGGGGTGCTTACTGGCGGAGGAGTATTAGAATCGATTCCTACACCTGCAGTAAACTTAAGTTTTTGAACTGCAAATTTTCCCTTTGATAGCGCTGTGAGATCTGCTATCTTCTGATCAAGAATCGTCTGGAACGCAGTAGTGCCAGTAGCAACACCTTTCTCCCACGCCTCAACCATTGCTTGCTCTTGGGCAAGCATCTCAATGTCTGCAGTACGTTGTTGCTCATTTACTGTAGTTTCATGCATATACTGTGCTGCAAGTTTTTGTAGATACTCTGCCTGTTGCTCAACTTCGCCTGCCTGGTATTCCTTTAGTCTTTCTGGACTTTCTTTTAGCGCCTGGACTGCTGCAGCCATGTTTGCATCAACCTTTGCAACATCGTCAAGATTTATTTTTGTACCAGACTTTTCAGCACTTTCTTTTAGTTTTTCAATTGCCTCTTGCTCTTCTTTAATCTTTTCAATGCCTACAAGACCAATAGTCTTAACTAATATTTCAAAATCAATAGTATTTCCGTCAAGAGCCTGGATGCTCTTTAGGCTTTCCATAATTGAGTCAAACTCTGCTGGGTCTTTCTTTTTCATAATCATTTCAGAAATGATCGATGTAGCCTGCTTTCTTCCTCCAGCACTGAATCCTGAAAACATATTAAATAGTTCTTTTGTCTTTGCAATACCCCTAGTCTTTATACCCATGTTTAGCATGAAGTCCATCTCGTTTAACTTACCACGGAATAGGTCCATATAACTTGTTGCTTCTCCTGGGCTAAGAACCTTGCTTCCAACAAGCATTTCCATCTTTGCCTGGAACTTTTGTGCTGCTTCTGCTGTGCCTAATCCAGTTTTTACATATTGACCAGTGCTAGAGTTATATCTTCCAGTAACAGTATCAGTCTTTAAAGCCTTTGTCTTATTAAGGAAACTCTTTGCTGCTGCTTCTTGATCTGTGCCTTTGTAAGTTGACTCAACCTGTGCCTTAGAAGCATCAAGGTACGCATCCTCACGCATTGCCTGCTTACCCCATACAGAATCACTATATACCTTAGCAAAACTTGCTGCATTTCTATTGATCTGTGCAAGGATCTGGTCATTCATAAATGCTGTGTCTTTTAGATTTTGAGAATTAAGATCAGAAATTTGTTGTTCAAGTTCTAACTTCTTTTGTGCATTTGTTGTTGATGCTAGTTCTGCTTCAAGTTTTTTCTTTTGTGTTTCGTACTCTACCTGAACCTGATCTGCCATCATTGTGGTTAATTCCAAGTTGTTCATATTTAATGCTGCAAGTGCTGCAACTTCTTTTCTTGAACTTTCTCCAAAACCAGTTTTACCTGCAATTTCATTTTCAAGTTTTGATGTTCTGGCTCCTGCCTTTGCCATTATGCCAATTCTTGTTTCCATTGGGTTGTCTTTAAGATCTTTTCCATCTGGGCCAATTAATGAAGATACCTGCCCAACAACTTGCATCTCAATTTTTGAGTCTTTGAGTTCAAGAGCCATTGCTGCTGCAATGCTATTTGCCTGATTGCTATCTAATACTCCATCTGCAACTGCTGTAGCAAGTTTCAAAGATAGATCAGAGACCGCTTTATCCTTGCCAAACTGCTTTATGTTTTCTTGGAATAACTTCTTTTCTTTCTTTCCAGTATCTGAGCCTACGAACTGCTTTCCAAATGTATCATCGATCTTGATTGCTTCATCATACTTTCCGTACTGGCTCTTTTCTCTGCGCTTATCCATTATTTGCGATGCGCCAACCTTACCGCTTATTTCACCTATTGACTTAAGTCCCTCTCTGGTTGCTGAAAGGTCCTTTGCAAACTGCGCTGCTTTCCCAGCCATGGCATTAAGATGTTTGTTGAATAGGTAGGCTCCTGCAGCGACTGCAGCAAGTGCTACAACAATTCCCTGTGGGCCAGTAAGTCCTGCAATCATTGGGGCAAACTGTGCAACTGTTGCTGCAGTTCCTAGTGCTCCTGTAACTTGTGGTGGTGCTCCTGCCATACCAGCAACCATTGTTGCAGTTCCTAATGCCCCTGCAGCCTTACCAGAAACTCTTCCAACTCTTTCTTTACGCATTCCACGCTTCTTTTGAGAAATCTGCTTTGCTGTAAGTGTAGTTGGATTTCCAGTCTCTGGATCAAACAGAATTGAACCGCTCTTGTCTCTAGTGTATGTCGATGCCTCTTCGTATGCATCTACTGAATTCATTGCAGTTGCTGGATTAATATAGCCAGTATTTGACTGAGATCCTGCAGGGATTACTGCCTTATCTGCTGCTTGCTGTGCTGCCTGTTCAGCATTGTATCTCTTAAGTCTTTCTAATTCTCTCTTCTTTTCTGTTTCAATTTGATCATTTATGTTAGCAATATTGCCTGAAGAGTCTGCAAGGCTCTGCTGTGCCAAACCTGTTTGTCCTGTTGCTTGCAAAACTTCACCAAGATTTGTTGCTGTTGCATCAGTTATCTGTGATCCAGTTAGGAGATTTGCTGCGTTATTTGTTTGAGCGTCTAAGGCTTCTTCTGTTACTCCAGCAAGTTCTTCTGTCTTTTCTGCAAGAAGCACCGTAGATTCTGATGATTCCTTGGTTTTGGATCTTGCCTCTGCACTTAAAGTAACTATTGAAGTACTTGATGTTGCATCTGATGGAACACCTACTCTACCGCCTGCTCCACGCTTGCGTCTTTGTCTATCCAAAGACTTAAGAATTTGACGCTCATCACGCATCTCTGGAGTATTGATGTCATCATAAAAAGCCTTGTTTCCAAGATCCATTTTGTTAATCTTGGATTGTGTTTCTGCTGCTGAAGGTACTGCTGCTTCTGCAAGTCTATCTGATTGGGCTTTAACTGCTGGCAGGCTGTCTGCAAGACCTTCTTGAAGACCCTTGCCAATATCTTGTCCAAGTCTTTTAGTTCTTTTTGATGGAGACTGAACCTCTGCAGTTTTTTCTGCTGCTGCAAGACCCTCTTCTACAGACTGTGCAATCTGCTTTGTTATTACTACTGTTCCTTCTTTAACCTTACCACCAGAAGTTAGAGTGTCTACAATTCTTTTTTCTGCTTCAGATATTCCATCCTTTGCTGATGCAATTGGAGTTTCAAAGTCTGTTCCTTTTTCGCCAGACTTAATATGTGCAAAAGTAACTTTTCCTTCTGGTGGGGTTACACCTCTTCTTGCATATTCTCTTGCTGTATTTGCCTTTGTTCTATCATCTAAATAATCGCTTCCTACTTTTCCAGGAAGTGCAACTCTTTCTACTCCAACACGTGTAACAACTTCATTCCCAGCATCATCAATTCCAGTTTCAACTCTTTGTCTATTTTTTGCTACAGCATCTCTTCCTGGGTTTGCAGGAGTTCCCAAGTCTGGATTAAATAATTTTCTTGTAGACTCTCTTAAAGTATTTGCTTGTTCAGCAGTAATCTTTGTTGAGCGCTCAAGTTCATCTATATGTGCACTTATTTTTGGGAACTGATCTTGTCCTAACTTACTTACATCTGAAACTCCTGGACCAATACCTCTTGCAAATTCGTCAGCGATTGAGTCTAATACGCTATCTATGTTTTCCCAATTCTCTGTATATGATGCATATGTTTTTTCATTAAATGTTGTTATTCCATCTACCTGCATCATCTGAGTTTTTAATGCTGCTGCATGTGCTGCTTTAAACTGTTCTGTTGCTCCAACAACCTCTTTGCCTGATTCATCCATTTGAGCAATAAATCTTGAATCCATTCCAGAAAGAGAAGATCCCTCAACTGCGCCAGTTGCTTGGTTTCCTGGAGCCATAATTGCTGCACCAGAGAATAGTCTTGTTTCAACCTGTCCGCCACTTACTCTTCCTGTATGTGGCGTTACTATGTTTCTCTTTTTGCCAGTACCCTTAGCGTATTTCATTACTGAGCCATTTTGTAAAGCAGCAACTAACTCTGGATTTTCTTTTGCAGTCTGCTTAGTAATGACTACCTCTCCAGGAGTTAGTAATGCTGGAACTGTGTCTTTGTTGCCTGTACCTGGAACAACTCCACCTGTTGCAAACTTCTTAGGTGGTAGTCCTGCTACTGCTCCTGCTGGCCCTGGAACAGTATTGAATAGTCCTGGAGAATTGCTTGCTAGTGCTCTGGCTTGGCTAGATGCATTTCCATATGCTGAAGCAAGAGATTCAACTGCTGCCTTCTCAAGATTAAATGTAGAAATTAACTGGCTGTGAGATGTATGAAGGGCATTTGTTTCTGCAAGATTTTCAATCTGCTGATTAGTTAAATAATCAAACCCTCCTCCTAAAACTTGGTTTGATCCATTGAGTTTTGCAATTCCTCCACGCAGAAGAGCAAAGAATTTTATAATGTTTGCAACTCCGTTAGCAAGAATACCAAATGTCATAAGAGCAACTGGGGCAAGGCCACCAATTACTCCGATCATTATTGTTATTACCTTTTTTGTTCCATCGCTAAGCCCATTAAACTTTTCTAGAATTTTTCCTGCAAAAGCAACAATTGGTGTTACTGCTTCCAGAAATGCCTTTCCAACTGGAACCAACTGTGTCTTAAGATTCTCCATAGCCTTTTTAAATTTAGCCCCTGTTGAATCTTCAATCTTCTTTAATTCTCTTTCAGATAAGATTGCTAGTTCTTCTACTGATGCTCCCGCTAAACCAAGTGCTCTTGCAGCCTGAGATGAATCTTTTGTTACGTTCTGGAATAGTGTTGATAGACGAGCAAACTGGAACTTACCAAACATTTGCTCAATTGCTCGTGCACGGTTAAGTGGATCTAAGGTGTCAAGTGCTCTAGCAAAACCAACTACAGTGCCTTTAAGATCTCCAGCATTTGCTTCTACAATACCCTTTACGTTAATTCCAAGATCTGCAAGGAACCCTGCTGCTTTCTTAGATGGATTAATCAATGATGCAAGACCAGACTTAAGTGCGTTAGCACCTTCTGATGCGTTGATTCCACCTTCTTTCATTGCAGTCATAAAGAATGCAAGATCTTCTACGTTACCACCAAGTTGCTTGACAACTGGTCCAGCCTTTGGAATTGCGATTGTTAAATCTTCAATGGATAGAACAGTTTGGTTTTCTACTGCGTTAAGAAAGTTAATCTTTTTTGCAAGATCTTCTGATGCAAGACCAAATGCATTTGTTAAAGAAATAGTTGTTTCTAGCGCCTGCTGCTGCTCTACTTGACCAAGAACAGAAAGTCTTGTTGCATTAATTACCTGCGCCTGTAGGTCGCTTCCCTGCAAACCCATTGCTGCAGCAGAAGCAGCCATCTCCATAGTATCTTTTACTGCAATACCATACTTAGTAAATTCTTTTCCAAGTCTCTGAATATCTTCAACTGCCTTGTTGGTTGCATCACCAGATGTTGTCATGTCTCCATAAACTCTTGTGAATTTAAGAACAGCCTCTTCCATTTCCATAAATGTTTTTGCTGCTGTTGATCCAAGAATTGTGAGAGGTATTGTAAGACCAACCATCAATTGGCGACCAGCCCACTGAGTGTTTTTACCAAAGTTCAAGAGTTGTGTAGAGCCCTGCTTTAACAGTTGGTTCAAAAATTGCTGTCTTTGTGCAGCCATCTGCATACGTGTTGCGTAGTCTGCATACTGCCCATTGACCATCTTTAGGTGCTTTGGAATTACCTGAAGAACCTTGATCATATCTCCATTTGCAGCCTGCATCTGGATGTACTGAGACTGTAGAAGTTTTACTCTATCTTTGCGAGCACGGTTAATAATCTCACGCTCTTGTGCAAACATACCCTTAAAGGTTTTGGTATTTGCTGTTGCTGCTGCGACAGTATATCTAAAGTACTCTCGCATAGAGAGTTGATTTTTTTCAAGTGCTTGTGTAAAAGATGATGTACTTGTTGCTACATCTTTTTGCGTTGCAACAAACTTTCCAGTTGCATTAATTGCTTGCATCAACTGGTCATTTAGACCCTTTTGTGCTTGCATTGCTGCAACATTGCCCTGAGTTAGGGATTGATTAAAACGGCTTAACCCCGCCTGTAACTGACGTAACTGTGCTAGTGCATTAGAGGTATCAAAATTAATACCTATATTTGCATTTACGTCAGCCAATCACTACACCTCTTTACTTGATTGAGTTCAAAAGACCTGTTGCATCAGAGAGGTTCATCCCTGAAGCAGCATCAATGATCTTATAGACTGTAGGAAGATCTAGATTTTCCTCAATCGCCTC